GAGTTTATGTATGACTGCCAATGTGGCAAAAAGTTCGACAAAATTGTTCGCGTTGAAGTGCGGGAGATCTGATATGCCAAAACTAGGTAAGCGCGGTCATTTACTTATGACCCAAGAGATCCGCAAGCAGATCCCACAATTACAGAACGCAGATAAAAACTCAATAGTATGGGTTAAGTTTTTTAGCCCTTACTCCGGCTGGACTTGGTATGCGACAGAGTTTGACGGCGAAGATCGCTTATTTGGTTATGTTACGGGCTTTGCTAATGAGTGGGGTTATTTCTCGCTTAAAGAGTTAGAAGAAACAACATTAGGTCCGGATCTACCGGCTATCGAGCGCGATTGCTCATTTACCCCACAACCGCTTATTGATCTATTAAAGAAGGCAGGGATCACTTATGGCGCAATCAGTTAAAGAAGTAATTGAAACTTTATCAACGCTGGACCCGGAAGCAGCTTGCGTATGGCAATTATGGACACAAGATCATATTGCCGAAGAGCTGACGAAAGAAGAATGGTTATCAGTATGTAGGTATTTTAACGATAACTCTATTACTAGCGAAATGGTAGGGCTTGATGACCTGATTAGCGATGTTTTAGATAAACGAAAAGGATCTTGGGAGTGAGTCCTAAGCCTTTACACCCAAGCCCATACAAGCCTAACCGCGCTTCTTGCGAAGTCTGTTGGGCTGACTCATCAGAAACGACTATTTATTGTTTCAAGCAAAGTTCTTACTGTGAGCAACATTACTACGAAGTCAAATACGAAGCATTGGAGAAAAAATGCGCAAAACAACAATAACGCCGCGTGGCTGGTTTGTTCTTGGTTTCGCAGCTGGAGTTCTACTTTGTCTATTTACTTACGCTACGCACGATGTTTGCTATGTTGGATCCGAGCATGGTAATTGGCTGGGTTATGGATCCTGCTCGGCTATGGTAGATCGAGTGGTATTACCATGAAGTTTCGCGTAACGCTGGAAGTAGATCTTGACGATGACATTGGCGCGTTAAAGAAATATGTGCGGTGGGAAAAAGGCTTAATCTCCGTCTCTCACCTTAACGCGCTAGTAAAGCACCAAATCAAAACAGACATAGAAGACGCTTTGCGTTCCTATGGGTCCGAAGGTCAAATAGTTTCGGTGGTAAAGGCAAATGTCTGATACCGATTACAACGGCTGGAAGAACCGGGCAACTTGGAATGTCTCTATGTGGATCAATAACGATGAAAGTCTATATTGGGGAGCGGTCGAGTTTATGAAAGAAAACCCAAAGACGCGACACCCGTATATCCGGTTTATTGAGTCATGCGGGCTGGACTCGCAGACTACGCCGGACCGGATCAAATACAAGTCCGAGCAGCTCGACTACTCGGCATTAGACCAAATGATGAAAGAACTAATCAAAGGAGAAGGCAAGTGATAAATCCCGTTGTTCAGAATTACTTAGCAAGTACAGGTCAGATGTTTATTAAGGCTGCGGAGTCGGAAGATCCTGCGGCTATGTTCGTAGCAGTATCCAACGCTATGAGCGTAATAGAGTCTATTCATAGCCAAGCATTAACGGCTAATTTGATTACTCTCGAACCCCGTATGTCGGAGCATTTAGCATGAAGATCCAAGAAAATACCAACTACGGCGTAAGCCCTACTTATGAGTTTGTTATAGTGTGCGTTACAGACGGCGGAACTGTTTGGGAACAGATATGGACCAAGTCATACGATAACGCGTTAGACGCAGTTAAGGGTTATCTAGGGTTCGTAGATCACGCTACTTGCGTGCTGGACCGCGTAGTTACGCTAGTCGAGCCAAACGGCAGATCTCACACTAAAATGTTTAAGTATCCTTACGGAAGCAGTAAAGAATACGAAGCCGCTTGCCAAAAATTACGGAAGTCGGACCCGCTACTGAGCAGTAATCAAGGCTAGACTTATCTATGTCCATGCCCGAACCGAAAGGAAATGATATGGATAGCAAACTAAATCGGTGCGCCTATGGCGCTTGGCATTATGGAGATCGGCTCTGCGAAGTCTGTAGAAAGGCGGCGGAAGGTCCAAGATAGCAAGAGCTGCGCGATACCTTTTAGTAGCCCTTATTGGGGTAGGTATCGTTATTGTGCCTTCTTACGCTTACGCTCCGGTGATGACTCCAACTCAAAAGCATAAGTTTGTGGTGGCGCAACTGCCGCCAAAAGATTATGCTAATTACCTGCTAAAGCAAAAGTATGCCGATCCGCGTAAGCAGTTTGGCTGCCTTACTCAATTATGGGGCAAAGAAAGCGGCTGGAACTATCAGGCGAAGTCTTCCACCCACGATTACGGCATACCGCAACGGCACATGAAGCACAATACTCAAAAGGAGATCCGAGACTTTATGGAGCACCCGCATATTCAAATTCGCTGGGGCTTGGGCTATATCGAGCATAGATATAAGTCTCCATGCGGAGCACTCGCAGTATGGTTATCGAGATCTAAAAACGGCAGGGGCGGCTGGTATTGATGAGTATTATTCCGGTCTATGTCGAACCCGTCTTCCCTTCGATAGATCCGACAGAGATTTACGAAGATGACGAAGAAGAAGACGATGATTGATAAAAAAGTAGTCAGCCTAGTTAAAGAGCGGGCAGGGGGATACTGCGAGAAATGCGGACTCCCTGCCACCGACTCTATGGCGCTACACCACCGCAAGCTGCGCTCGCGGGGCGGCAAAGATACTCCGGCTAACTTGCTGGTAGTTCATCACTCTTGCCACAACTTAGGCACAGACTCGATCCACCTTAACCCGGAAAAAGCAGAAAACAAAGGCTGGATGTGTCCGGGCTGGAAGGATCCGGAAGATCATGTTTATGTAACGCCGGAAGGATCCTTTGCTTTATTAGACAATGAAGGTAATATCAAGATACTAGGGAAGGCGTAAAATGAATATCTCAGTTAAAGGTAATGTTGGACAAGATCCGGAGTTCAAGGTAAGTAAGTCAGGCACACAGGTTTGCTCTTTCTCGCTGGCATACACACCACGCAAGAAGCAGGGTACTGAGTGGATAGACGGGGAAACAATGTGGTTTCGCGTAGTTCAGTTTGGCGATAAGGCTGAGCAGCTCGCGGATCTAATTGCCAAAGGTGACGCGGTGATAGTAGTAGGATCTCTTTCGCAATCTACTTATCAAGCCAAAGACGGATCCGAAAAGACAAGTCTCGAAATATCGGCTACCGATGTAGGAGTATTGCCGAAAAGAACACAAAACATTAAAAGTAGCCGGAAGGAAGATGTGCCTTGGTAGATGAAGAATGGCTGAGTGCGGGAGAAGTAGCACAAATACTAGGAGTTAATCTCAATAACTTAAGGCAAATTCAATACCGAAAGTCATTATCGTGGGGCAAGAAGAAGGGTAGAAGTGTGTTCTACCTTAGATCCGAAGTAGAAGCCTACGCAGCTCGGCGCGCAGCCCGTAATAAAATGTAAGATCTTTCTATGATAGTCATAGATGATCGCCCGATTACGGTAGCCGATATTGACGAAGCCTTATCGCATATTTGCGAAATGCTTCAAGATCGCTACGGCAACCGCCTGACCCACCAACGAAAGCAAATGTTGCTGGAGTCTATTGACGATCTACTTGACTACCGATTACAAATTACATTACAGTAGATCTATGAACATTGAGAAGGTAGCGCTGGACTCGATCCGCGAATATCACAACAACCCACGCAAAGGCAACACCACGCTAATTGCCGAGTCACTTTTGACTTACGGGCAATATAAGCCAATAACAGTAAATAAAAGATCCGGAGAGATCCTTGCAGGTAATCACACCTACCGAGCTGCGAAAGAAATTGGCTGGTCCGAAATCGATGTTGTTTATGTTGATGTAGATGAGACTACTGCTGCCAAGATAGTAGCCATAGATAATCGTTCCGCAGATTTAGGTCAATATGATAATGAAAAATTAGCAGCTCTACTCGAAACTTTACCTGAGTTGGACGGATCCGGTTATACGCTGGATGAGTTTGACGCAATTATTGCCGAGATACAAGAACAAACTACTCCGGAGTTATCTAAGTCTGCTTTCTCTCAGGTAGAAGTAGGAGAAACGGGGCAGAGCGGAACCCGGTATATTGAGACGCTGGCTGCGTATGGCGAGCGTTACAATCAAAGAGCAACGCGTATGCTTATGGCGGACTTTCCGCCGGATATCTATGTGTGGCTTATTGATAAACTAATCCAAGTGCGAAACACGCATAGTTTAACAAGCAACGGGGATGCCATTGTAAAAATGGCTGAGATAATTTCAGGGGAGAGCGCGCCACATGAGTCAGATCAAAATAGCGGATCTACCGATACACCGAATTAAGCGAGTTCTATCAGAAGAACAAGCAAGTGAGTTGGTAGGCACAGTAGTTCCTGATTACGCGCCTAACTGCGAAGAAGCCGGTATATGGATCGATGACGATACCGAAGAGATTGTATTTGTCTATTTCCCTATGCCTGACGAAGTAAATATCTTGCGTAAAGCGGTTCTCAACATCAAGTATGGAGAGACTATTCGCCAATCAACCGGACTTAAAAATAAGTCACGCACTTTTGGTATGGCTCCAAGAAAGATCTATCAGAAGCGCGAGAGCTGCCGCCCTACTACGCTGGCACAAGAACAACCTATGGAACACGCGGTATTGGTTAAGTTCGCTGAAAAGTTTGCGGATATGTATAAAGAATTTGCCCCACAATTATACGAAAACGACAAGAAAAACTTGGCTGATGCTGGACTCGATGATGAGTGGAGAATGACCGATGACGCGTTATGGACTTCCGGCGTAGTCAATAAATCTTCGACTTTGCCTTATCACCGAGACGGCTTTAACTTTGCTACTTGGTCCGCTATGCCGGTGATCCGAAAGAATATGTCTGGCGGCTATCTAACACTTCCGGAATATAACTTTACTTGCTCATGCAGAGACGGGTGGGTGACTTTCTTTGCGGGATATAAGTATGTTCATGGCGTTACGCCTATGAGTCCAAAGACCAAAGACGCATACCGATACTCGGTAGTTTATTACGCCCTACGCGGCATGAAAGATTGCTTTACCTACGCAGTAGAAACTGCTAAAGCAAAAGAGCGCCGGACCGCTCGCGAAGATAAAATGGCGCAAATAATTAAAGGCGAAGCGGAAGCACCCGTATTTAGATAACGCAGGGGGAAGGCAGCATGAGTAATCTAAAGGAAGGCTTAGATTTCCGCCTACCGCAATACCGATACGATGTATTTCTTGATTTTTATGAGTTTCACTTAAAGTATCGCGCACATCCCGGTTGCGTCTATTACTTAATGCCCTATCTTCGGGATCGCTACGGCTGGAATAACGAAGCAGCTCTATGGTTTGCGTTCATCAACGGCAATACGCAGAACCCGGTTACAAGCCTAATTCTACACCGGAGATTTCCGGATAAAGGTCAATGGTTGGATCTAGTTAAGTTCTATAAAGAAAACTATGAGCGGCTGGAGTTCGACACCGATAGGCGCTATCACAAGAAGTCTATGCCCGCAGCAATAGAGAGCTATCTTTCGCTGGTTGGTCCGGACCAATGGGATTTCTATACTGCTACGGCGCAACGGGGCTTTGGGGCAATGTGGAAAGCTGCTACTTCGATCTCAACTTTTGGGCGCTTGTCGGCTTACTCCTATCTTGAATATGTGCGCATTATGGGTATAGATTTCGATTGTGATGATTTAATGTTGGCAGATCGAGACGGCTCGCGCTCGCATAGGAACGGCTTATGTATCGTCAGCGGACTCGATCATTACGATTGGCACAAGAGCAACCCTACTTTTGACGGAAACTACCCGCCGGAGTTAATTGCTTCGCTCGAAACTATGGGCGAACAGATCCTTGCCGATATGAAAAAGCGAGCAGCTGGAAAGGATTACGAAAGAGATGTCTCTTATTTTACGCTGGAGTCGGCACTATGCACTTACAAGTCATGGCACCGACCCAACCGCCGATACCCCAATGTCTATAACGATATGTTATTCAATAGGATTAAAAAAAACGAAGCGGCTTGGCCGGAAGAAGATCTCTCGGTATTTTGGGAAGCGAGAAAGCATTACTTACCGGACTATCTCCGACTCGAAGATAACCCAAAAGATCTCGGACTCAACCCAAGAAAACAAAATCATTATCTCCTTACCGGTCAGGTAATAATGATGAACCGCGATTACCCTTACTACAAGAATGAATACAACGATGAATACGATCTTTCCTGAACAGACCATAGAACGCTCAATAATGCGGTGGGAAGATTACACATACACTCTTACGCCATTTGAGCAACATCAAGGCTTATGGTGGAAGCGAGAAGATCACTTCGCCCCGCTCGGATACGGCGGACCAAACGGAAGCAAGCTGCGCCAATTATTATTTCTAATAGATCAATATGTGGCAAAAGGTGGCAACGCTGGACTAATCACGGGCGCAAGTGTTTTATCTCCGCAGCTCTCGATGAGCGCATTGGTATCTAAGCATTACGGACTCACGCCTACGCTGATACTTGGAGCGACTAAGCCGGAAACGGCTATCAAGCACGAAAATGTTTATATTGCCGCCGCAGCTGGAGCAGAGTTTATTTATACGCCCGTAGGCTATAACCCGGCTTTACAACGCGCAGTAAAGCAACACTCAGAGTCCGAGCGCTACAAAGATCATTACCGCTTGTGCTACGGAATTACGACACCGGAAGACGCTGCTGATGACGATATCCGAGCGTTTCACGAAGTAGGTGCGTATCAAGTCAAGAACCTGCCGCCACACATCACCACGCTAGGTATGACGGCGGGTTCGTGTAACTCTTGCGTATCGGTGCTATATGGAATTGCTAAGTATCGCCCCGCAGACTTAGAGCGCGTTATTTTGTTTGGTATCGGTCCTACCCGGCTCAACTTTATTGAAGAAAGATTACGCAGGATCGAGAACGCCACAGGCATAGCCATACTGGATCTATTTCGCCGCAAATATCATCATCACCGAGATCTCGAAGCAGAACATCAGACCGGTGGAGAGATCTTGATAGAGCATTACGATCTTCACCACACTAAGTTCTCCGGCTATCAGGACAAAATGCCTTACGAGCTGAGAGACAAGTCAATATCGTTCCACCCAACTTACGAAGGAAAGGCACTTACTTATATGGATCGCAATAGGGGAATGTTTGAGTGGTATCACGAACCTGACGGGAAAGCAGCATTTTGGATCGTAGGTAGCCAACCCAACCGGGAGATAGTCGAGCGAGCGTTATGAAGACTATTTACCTAATCGGCGCACCGGGATCCGGCAAAACAACTCTTACCGAAGCCTTTACTCGGAACTGGATCGAAGTAGCCAAGCACGATGATCCGGTTAAGTGGCGAGAACATCAGACTCCCTACGGAACGGCTATTTCGCTGGGCTGGCTGCGCCCTACCTTTGGGGGAACCGACACATTGGGAAATGCCGCGATACTGGAGATTGAGCCTTGGTATCCGACAATAAATCATGACATTGTGTATGGAGAAGGTGACCGCTTAGCCAATAAGCGCTTTTTTGATCTAGCAATTATGTATGGAGAGTTCCATTTGTTTTACCTAGATACTCACCCGGACAGAGCTGCGCAACGGCGAAAAGCAAGAGCTGCGATTACTGGTAAAGAGCAGAACCCGTCATGGGTCAAGGGTCGAGAGACCAAGCACCGTAATTTAGCAATCGAATACAACGCAACATTTATTCCTGATGCCTTGACTCCGGATGAAGGCGCAAGCATAATTCGCGAAGTAGTATTTCCTACATTACAGTAAATACATGGCAGGAAAAAAACAGCGTAAAGTGCCGGATCCGGACATTATTGATCGCGAACTCGCAGTAGTCGAGTTACGCAGAACAGGGGAAACTTGGGATCGAATAGCGAAGGTAGTTGGCTACGCGAACGCAGCAGGGGCATACAAGGCTTACAAGCGCGCTTTATTGCGGACCCTACAACAACCTACGGAAGAAATGCGGGATCTCGAATTAGACCGGCTGGACCGGCTACAAAGGGCATACTGGAAGCGAGCCATAGACGGGGAGACGCGAGCTGCGGATTTTATCTTGAGAGTAATAGATCGCCGCGCCAAGATCTTGGGCTTAGACGCTCCGCAGAAGATACAAGCGGAAGTGGTGAATTATGACGGAAGCAGCAACATTGACTCCGATATCGAACGAATTATCCGATTACTCGACCAAGTGGATTCGAGCCGCCCGCTACAAGTGGAGAGCGGAATTAGCGAGAGCGGAACAATTACCGCCGGAGAGTGATTGGCACATTTGGCTTTATATGGCTGGGCGCGGCGCTGGGAAGACTCGAACGGCGGCTGAGTGGCTGGCATGGGAAGCAATAAAACAACCCGGAACGCGGTGGGCAATAGTTGCGCCTACCTTCTCTGACGCAAGAGATACCTGCGCCGAAGGAGAGTCAGGCGTAATCTCGATCTTGCGTAGATACAGAATGCTGAGCAGCTGGAACCGATCTATCGGAGAGATCTTATTGCGTAATGGATCTAGGATAAAGTTATTCTCAGCAGATCAGCCGGATCGCTTTCGCGGTCCGCAACATCATGGCGCTTGGTGTGATGAGTTAGCGGCATATAGATATTCAGACGCTTGGGATCAATTACAATTTGGATTACGCTTAGGCGATAAGCCGCGCATTATCGTTACTACTACCCCGCGCCCTACCCCGTTAATCCGAGCGCTCGCCAACCGCGATGACGGCTCAGTAGTAATCACTCGCGGATCTACTTTCGATAACGCGGCTAACTTAGCACCTAGCGCGTTGCTGGAGTTACAGGCACGATACAACAATACCCGGCTAGGTCGGCAGGAATTATACGGAGAGATCCTTGAAGATGTAGAAGGCGCGTTATGGACTAAGGGCTTAATAGATCGAAATAGACTAAATAAAGCACCAAGTTTGGCACGAATTGTTGTATCCATAGATCCGGCAGTAACGAATACCAAAGACTCTGACGAAACCGGAATAATCGTGTGCGGATCTGACGCAGCTGGACATGGCTACCTACTAGGAGATTACTCATTTCGGGGATCGCCGCTTGATTGGGCTTCGAAGGCAGTATCGGTGTTTGATGAGTTTAAGGCTGACTCGATCCTAGTAGAAGTTAATCAAGGTGGAGATATGGTTACGAGCGTTCTCCAACAGATCCGGCTGGGCTTACCGATCCGCGAAGTGCGAGCGCATGTTGGTAAAAGACTCCGAGCTGAGCCGATAGCAGCCATGTATGAGCAGGGGCGTATTCACCACATTGGCGAGTTTGCGCAGCTAGAAGATCAAATGACTCTCTGGACTCCGGAAGAAGTTAATTCACCGGATCGCCTTGACGCTATGGTTCAAGGTTTTGCGGATCTTCTTGGTACTATTAATGTTGCGAATTACTTTGGAGCGCTCGCTAATTTCTGCCGAAAATGCGGATTACCTATGCCGAAATCAATGAGCCATTGTAGTAAGTGCGGAACGGCTATGATAGCGCCGGATAGTAAAGGAGTATAATGGCAGTCGCGTATAACACAACAATAGATCAAGGCGCGGATTGGTATTTAACAATAACTTATGAAAATCCAAACGGCACTGCGATCAATATTACTAACTACACTGCTGCCTTACAGATTCGTTCGTTACCTTCTGATCCGACAACAGTACTATCGCTTTCTACGGGAAGTGGGATTACCATTACCGGAGCAACAGGAACAGTTGCCGTTCATGCTACCGCCGCGCAAACAAGGGCAATAGACGAAGGCAATTACTACTATGATTTAGAAATTACCGCGCCTACCGGCGTAGTAACCCGTCTAGTGCAAGGGCAGGTTGTAGTGAGTGCGGAAGTGACTCGATGAGCGAAGATACAATAGTAGTAACGCCGATAATCAATCAGATTACTGTCGCAGCTCCGGGTCCGCAAGGTCCGGCTGGAGCCTTTACGCCAAGCGATATCGCTTATACCCATACGCAATCAGTATCAAGTGCGACATGGACAATAAATCACAATCTAGGCTTTAATCCGGTAGCAGTTGTATTAGACTCTGCCGGAACTCAATGCGAAGGCGCTATTTCTTACCCAAGCGTTAATCAAATGGTGATAACCTTTACGGGTGCTTTCACCGGCGTAGCATACATAGTTTAGGAGAACACACATGGCGCGCAAGTTTCTAGTCTCACTCGATCTCACCAAAAACGAATTACAGAACGCGGCAATTCAAAACCTTGCTTCGGCTCCTGCTTCTCCTGCCACCGGGCAGATTTACTTCAACACAGTTGATGCTGCGCTTTATATCTACAATGGAACGCGTTGGGAAATTGCCGGTAACGCAATTCTTTCCGGGTTGCTGGCTTCTCGACCATTGGCAAATGCGGTAGATACTGGAACTATTTACTACGCCACCGACACTTATCTTTTCTATTACTCAGACGGATCTACTTGGACACAGACAAATGCGTTCGGATCCGTAACTGCGCAAACTACATACGGCGCTGCGAGTGGTAACGGAACTGCGACTACTTATGCTCGCGCAGATCATACTCATGGAACTCCTGCGCTTGGAACTTCTACGCCAAACGCAATCTCCGGAGCAGCTGGATCTGCTGGAAGCGCAACTGTTCCTTCGAAAGAAGATCACACACACGCTTTCACGCCAAGTCAAGATCTCAACATGCAAGGCTTCAAACTTGCCAACTTAGCAACACCAACAGTAAGCACAGACGCAGCAACTAAGCAATATGTTGATGATGTTGCGCAAGGTTTGAATATTCATCAGGCTTCCTATGCCGCAACTACCGCTAACTTAAACGCGACTTATAGCAATGGCACTAGCGGCGTAGGAGCAACATTAACTAACGCTGGAACGCAAGCTGCTTTTACAACTGACGGCTTAACGCCTTCGGTTAATAATCGTATTCTTGTAAAAAATCAAACTACTACTTCTCAAAATGGTATTTACACACTCACCACAGTAGGTAGCGGATCTACTAACTGGGTGCTTACCCGCGCAACCGACTTTGACACCGCAGTAGAGATCGCCGGCGGTGACTTTACTTTTGTAGATAACGGAACGCTCTACGCCAACACAGGCTGGGTGTGTGTCGATGAAGTAACAACAGTAGGCACAGATCCTATTGTGTTTCAACAGTTTTCCGGCGCTGGAACCTATACTGCTTCAAACGGCGTAGTTCTTAACGGCACAGTTTTCTCATTCGCTCCACGATCCGGCTACGGATTACAAACCGGCGCAAGTGGCGCAGAAATCAAACTTGCTACTACTTCCGGACTTAATTTAACTTCGGATCTAGCAGTAGGCGCTGGTAATGGTATTTCAGTTCTTACCAACACAGTTGCTATTGACTCATCAGTGGTAGTCAGTAAATACGCAACTACTTTCGGTGACGGATCCGCTACTTCTTACACAATAACCCATAATCTCGGAACGCGTGATGTTGTAGTCACAGTATATGAAGCGAGCGGTAGTTACGCAGAAGTAATTTGCGATGTAGCGCACGCTACTACCAATACTGTTACGCTCGCATTCTCCGTAGCACCTACAAGCAATCAATATCGAGTAGTCGTACACGCGTAGTAAAAAGGGAGATACACATGGGTCTTCGTGACCGTATCGCAAAAGCATTACTGGCTGGAGACTTAGACAAAAAGCCAAATCTGCCGGCTGGTGCTACTACCATGTCGGAAAACGAAATGCGTAACGCAGCTCTTAATCAGATTGCGCAGAACTACGGCAACTCCAACCCATTACCGCGTAACCCTTGGTTGAACATGGTTCCGTTCGGTCCGGGTATGCCGATTACTCCGGGAGCAATCAATCCTTTACGCCCTGACGGCAGACCGGATCCGCGCCGCTACGAATACCAAGTAGCACAAAACATCAACATCACCGAAACACGCCTTGTTCCTTTTAAGACTCTGCGAGCTGCGGCAGATCAGATAGATATATTGCGGCGTTGTATTGAAGTATTAAAGAGCAAGATTACTGGGCTGGATTGGGATATTGTTTTAGGCACAGACGCTTCCGAAAAAATCGCTGCTGAGTCCGGCGGGGATCATGTTCGCGCTATGGCGAAGGCTCGCCAAGAATATACCGATGAAATAAACCGCCTGAGAACATTTTGGGAAAATCCGGACAAGGCTAACGGGCTTACTTTTTCGGATTGGTTGATGATTGCTTTAGAAGAGATCCTAGTTATTGACGCTTGGGCAGTTTGGCCGCAAATGAGCGTTGGGGGAGATCTCTACGGCTTGCAGATCCTTGACGGATCTACAATTAAGCCATTACTGGATGATCGCGGAATGCGCCCTATGCCGCCCAACTCAGCTTTCCAACAGATCCTATACGGCTTTCCACGCGCCGAATTTACCGCCAATGACGATGATCCGAAGGCAGACGGCGAATTTACTGCTGATGACTTGGCATATATGGTCCGTAATCGCCGCACAATTAGCGTATATGGGCAATCTCCTACTGAGCGAGCGCTACCCCTAGCCGATATTTACTTGCGCCGCCAACAATGGATCCGAGCCGAATACACAGACGGCGTATTGCCGGAGTTGATGTTTGAAACAGACGCTACTTGGGGAAGTAATCCGGAGCTGCTACGCGCTTACGAAAATATCTTTAACGATGATCTTTCAGGGCAAACTGAACAACGCAAGCGCGCTCGCTTATTGCCTAGCGGTATGAAGCCGGTTCAATACGAAGGCTATGGCGAGAAATTCAAAGACACGCTCGATGACTACTTGATTACTTCGATCTGCGGACACTACGGAGTCCAACCGGCAGAAATCGGCTTTTCTCCTAAAGCCGGACTCGGTGGGGCTGGATTTGAAGAAGGTAGGGCTTCGAGCGCAGAAGCAATCGGAGCGCAACCGCTTGTTAATTGGATTAACAAAATGCTTACTAACCTTTCTTACACTTATCTCGGCATGCCACGCGAATTAGAGTTTAGATTAATGACTTCTAAGCGACTAGATAACGAAGAAAACGCTCGTAAGGCTCAGATCGAAGTCACAAGTGCCGGTAAAACTATTAACGAACGCAGATCTGAAATGGGATTGCCTTTACTCGATACTCCGCAAGCCGATATGCCGTTATTGGTTGGTGGCGCGGGGATCTATTTATTCTCGCCTGACGGGATTATTAACGCGGCTGATGTAGTAAGCGCTCCGGCTCTTGCTGGATCCGAAGCAGCTCCGGCAGCTCCGACTACGGAAGTAGGAGAAAAGCCGCAGGTAGAGCCAAGCGCTGAGCAAGAAGAAACAATCGAAGAAGAAGTCAAGGCATTTCTAAAGTGGGCAAGTAAAGGCAAACGCGCTCGCCAATTTGAGTTTTACGAAATAGATCCGGTAGTAGGGGAAGCGCTTAATCGTTGCGCGTTCGAAGGAGATCTCGAAACCGCTCGATCTATTGCTAAAGCGTATATCTCATGATTTGGGGCGCTCATCAGGCAGACGGGCGCATAGCTGCGAATAACGCTCGAAAGATCCGAGCTGCGTTAGGGCTGGAGATTAATGCCCGCCAAGTGTATGACCGGTATCTTGAAACTCAACCTACTGTAAGCGACAACATAGCCCAAGATCGAGCCAAAGCCCGCGCATGGGCAATGCTGAATGTCGGACTTAACGAAGACGCTTTATACCAAGTCTTATCTAGGTTATGGGCAGAAGGCGTGGTTACTGGCTACGCGGCGGCAGAAGAATTAATAACACAACTAGAACGCCGAAGATCTCGTAAAATTGCTAAAGAAAACACTTATATTGATTGGGCAAACTGGAAGCCCGGTGATCTAGCTGCTGCGGCGCTGGTCCGACCTAAAGGTGCTTTAGCCCGCTTACTGGAGCAAGCTGCGGTTAGCATTAGATCTTTAGCGAAAGAGACTTACAATGAACTCGGAACAGCAATTGCAGACTCTCTGGCGGTTGGCTTGTCTCCGGAACGCGCAGCCAAACTCATTAACGACAAGATCCGGAACCCAAAGCGATCTCTTACTATTGCGATTACTGAACTTAACCGCGCTATGTCTGCCGCCGCAATCGAACGATACCGACAAGCCGAAATAGAATATATGGAGTGGTCGGTTAGCGATCCTTGCCCTATCTGTGCGCAGAACGCTGGACAAGTGGTTCAAATGGGCGGAACATTTAATTCCGGATCTACGCAACCGCCCGCACACCCAAATTGTCGATGTGTTTTATTACCGGTAATTCCTGAGTATGACGATAACGGGGTGATAGATGTTGCGCCTAAAACTGCTAAGATTACTGCCCAAGATCTTGCTCGATTAGACGCAGCTCTTAACAACATAGAAATAGAGTGGGTGAATTTATAGTGGCAGAAAGTTTTGTTCCACCCGCCGGAGCTGCTGCTGCTGCGAAACGCGCAATTAAATGGATTGAAGAAGGAAAGGCTGGATCCGGATTTACTTCTACGGGTAGAACTCGCGCAGGACAAATTGCCCGCCGCGAAGCAATAAGTAGAGATACAGTTATGCGCATGGTGTCGTTCTTTGCGCGACATGAGCCGGATAAAAAGGCAGAAGGCTTTAACGCCGGAGAAAAAGGTTATCCTTCTCCCGGTAGAGTTGCGTGGGATGCTTGGGGCGGTGACGCTGGAAGATCTTGGGCAAATAGAACTGCTGAGTCAATTAGAAATAAGGAGAAAGCACCAATGACCGACTTAACTACATCGTATTTTGCGATTGAAAAGGCGGATCGAAACGCTGACGGAACACTCATGGTTTATGGCAAGGCTACCGATGACTCAGTAGATATAGATCAACAAATTTGTGACGCTTCTTGGCTGGACCGCGCTATGCCGGATTGGTTTAAGACCGGCGGCAACATTCGCGAACAACATAGTTCTATCGCAGCTGGAGTTGCAAAAGAATACGAAGCCAAGTCAGACGGGCATTATATTCGGGCGCTGGTAGTAGATCCGATCTCAGTTCGTAAAGTAGAAACCGGCGTTCTCAAAGGCTTTTCTATCGGTATCAAGAACCCACGCGTAGCACGCGATAACAAGGCTGCCAACGGAAGAATTATTGACGGGCAAATAGTAGAAGTATCGCTAGTGGATCGCCCTGCTAATCCCAACTGCCAATTAGTTCTTGCTAAATCAACTGCGGCAGACGCGACTCTGATTATGGTAGAAGATCTGATAGAGAAGAAAGAAGAAACAGATTACGAAAGTATCAATGTCGGCGGCGCTGGATCCGAACCCGCAGATAAAGAACTCTACAACCGCGTAAAGGCAGAAGCCAAAGAAAAGTTTGATGTTTATCCTTCTGCCGTAGCCAACGCATGGGTAGTCCGCGAGTATAAAAAGCGCGGCGGCAAATACAAAAAGAAGACAAAAAAGAGCCTTACCAAGTGCTTAGAGTGCGGTTGCCACGAACCCGGCAACGATCATGGTAGAGCTGATGTATCTACCGCCGAAATCGTTAAGCCCACCGATACACCGAAGTTTGCCCTACAATCAGACAGTAATCTATCGACAGGAGTGGATCTAATGGAGCAGGTTAAAGAAATATTAGATTTTTCCGCCGCATACAAGAACGCAGACCTGCTAAAGTTCGACAAGAAGACATACGACACCGCGCGTACGGCTCTCGCTCAACTTATTGCTATTGAAGCAGAAGAAATGGGCGCTGGATCGAACGAAGAAATGTCGTTACAACATTTACTATCCGCAGTACATCACCTTTTTGCTTGGTACGAAGGTGAAGAAGCAGAAGGAGAGATCATGCAGGAGACAGAAATCGAAATGGCTGCTGGAGCCGATAAGAAAGATATGAAGCCAAAAAAAGGTGAGTCAAAAGAAGACTTCATGAAGCGTTGCAAAGAAGTCGGCATGAGCGACAAGGAAGCAATCGAGTGCTTCGATAAGTACATGGCGGCAGATAAAATGGAAGACGAAGAAAAGCCGGCTAAGAAAAAAACCGATAAAGAAGATGACAAAAAGAAAACCGGTCATAAGTCGGTAGAGTCCGAAGACGCAGCTCCGGAAGCAGTTGAACCGGATGTCGTAGAAAAAGAAAAAGATAATTCTGATGATGATAAGTCAGCAGATGTAGAAGCCATAATCGAGCAAGTGGTAAAGAGTGCAACCGAGTCTCTACGCAAAGAGATTGCTGATTTAGTGACCGCAACAAAGGCGGCACAAGAAAAAGCAACTACGCTGGAATCCGAGTTGGCTATTGCCAAATCTCTCGCAGTGGCTGGCGGTCCAAAACGCACAGGACATTCCGTTGAGCAATCAACAGATTTACTGGTTAAGGCTGCCAATTACAAAGCGAAAGCAAACGCAACAACCGACCCAACACTAGCCCAAGGCTATAAGCAGCTCGCGCAAGAATTCTTTGCGAAAGCAGCCGAAGCCAACAAGCAGTAAAGACGAAAGGAAACACAAACATGGCGGAAATGCCACGCGCAACCGATCTGTTTGGTGATGCTTCTCCGAGAGAAGCCGTAGAGCGCCACGAAGAATACTTAGCAGAACTAAATAAGTCTCTTGCTAATTCTTCAAGCGTTCCCGGACAAACACCAACACAAGATCCGCTTGCTGCTATGGAAGCACTAGCTGCTACCAAGTCACTTACCCCTGACGCGCTCGCTGGACTACAGAACGCGCTATCAGCACAAAGAGTTGCTATGCAGGAGATCCAAAAGGATATTACTCTTACTAGCCCACTCTCAACATCCTTCGCAGCCTTCGATCTCGAAGCACCTGCTAAGTTGCTTACTCCACGCCCAACACCACTTCGTAACCGCATTCCGCGTAAGAAGGGCGTTGGTACTTCACACCGCGTCAAGAGAATTCTTGGCTATACCGGTACTGGTACTGGCGGCGTAGGAAATACTTGGCCGGGAATTACCGAGTCAAGCACCGCAACATTCGGATCTATCAACTACGAGCGCGGTCCAAAGATCAGCTACGCAGCAGATGATCTAGTATTGCCATACAACTCATACTCTCTATCAGATAGCGTGTCATTTGACGCTAACTTCTCAGGTTTGGGTTATCAAGATCTTCGTCAGCTATCAAGCACATCCACTCTATACGCAACAATGCTTATGGAAGAAAGAATGATGCTTATGGCACGCGGAACCGCAAGCGGTTACTCAGGCGCACTTTCAGCACCAACTTTCACCAAGGCTTCTCCTGTTGCTTCCGGATCTCAGACCGCTCTCGCAGCTGGTACTTACTATGTAAATGTCACTGCTGACGCTGGTATTTCCGGCAACGGCTTTGGTGAATCCATTCTTGGCACCGAAGTTTCCGAAACTGTTGCTGCTGGCGATGTTCTAACTGTTACTGTTAGCACCGCCGTTGCTGGCGCGCTTGGTTACAACATCTATGTTGGAACTGCTACTGGCGCAGCAAACCTTAAGTATCAGGGAACTCTAAAGGGAACTGGAACTTTCACAATTCAAGGAGCTTCTGCTACCGGTCTAACGGGAAATAACGCAGCTTTCACTACTTCAGGAGCAGCCGCAACCCGCGCAGCAACAGATACTTCTGCTTACGCAACCGGTTATGACGGAATTCTTCCAACAGTATTGGGATCTAACTCCGGTTACAACAACTCAATCAATAGCGTGTTTGATGTAAATAATCCCGGTAAAGAGTTTCAAACTGTATTTGCTTCGCTCTATCAGTCAGTTAAGGCTGATCCGGACCTAGTATTGCTAAATGGAAACGATCGTAAGCAGCTCTCTGACGCTATCAAGAATGGATCCACCGCTAACTATCGCTTAGTGATTAATGATCCGGGCGAAGGCGGAACAACATACGGATCTATCGTTACTGGACTTCAAAACGAAGTTACCGGTAAAGCAGTAGATCTCATGGTTCATCCTTGGCTAAATCAGGGTGTGGCTCCGGTCCTATCCTTTACTCTGCCAATTCCTGATACCGAAGTGTCTGATGTTTGGGCTAACTTCTTAGTTCAGGATTACATGGGTATTCAATGGCCTGTAACTCAATTCAGTTACGACTTCTCAACTTACTTCCGTGGCACTTTCTTCTGCACCGCTCCTGCTTGGAATGGCGCAGTATCAGGAATTATCAACGCATAAGTAAGGCAATAGGGGGCGCGACACATTTGAACAGTCGCGCCCCTTATTTTTAGTTATCGGGGGCATAAATGGCACGCATGGTAGCGCCGGATCGTGGCGTTAAAGAAACAGTAATTGGCGGATCAAAATATAATCCGGACAAAGGCGGGATCTACAATGTAGATAACTCGCGGCATATAAATGCGATGAAAGCAGAAGGTTATTTTGAAGCAGCTCTTAATCCGCATACTGCTGGAGACGGCGCACGCGGCTTTTGTTGCGTACAATGTGGCTTTAATGGTTGGTTTCGCAAGTGCGGGCGCTGCGGCGTAGAAGCAGTAAGTCCGCCACCAAGAGACGGAGAGTAAATGGCTACCGGAGTAACAACAAATACTTTTACGGAGAACCCTTACTTAACTGTTGCCGAATACAAGAACGCTCCGACTAGCATTGATTACGATAATCTCGTAGTAGGCGGCAACGCTAACGCCCAAGACGGAGAGCTGAGCCGCATTATTCTTCGCGCTTCTTCCTATCTTGATGAGTACCTTAATCAAAATCTAGTAGCCGATACTCAGACCGAGACTCAACGCACCCGTATTACTCCGCAAGGGTATATCTCGCTCCACCCGAACCGCAACCCTATTATTTCTTTAAATTCTTTTCAATACGGATCCGATCCCAATAATCTACAAACAATGACGGATCCGAGTCAATCTTGGTTTGAAAATCAACAAATCATTATTCCGCTTTCGCAGCTCTCTACAACTTATTCAAGCGCTGGACCGCTCGCGTTCGGTGGTAATTTAGGATCTCGCACTCAGGTCTATTGTAAATATACCTATGTTGCTGGCTTCGTCAATACTACGCTGGCTTCTGCTGCGAGCGCAGCCGCAACTTCTCTTATAGTCAATTCGGGAGCAGGAATAATTGCCGGCGCGCAGCTCCGGATCTTTGACGGGGCAAATCAAGAGACAGTAACAGTAGCAAGCAATTACACCTACGGATCTACGACAGTTCCTTTAACTGCTGGACTCACCTACGCTCACGCAGCTGGAGTCGCAATAGGAAATATGCCAAACGCGATCAAAGAAGCAGCGATCCTGATTACTACGGCGTTCATTAAAGTGCGCGGCGATAACTCGATGACTATGAACATTACTACGCAACCGAGCGCTAATCTATCTACCGGAACAAGCCGCTACGGATCCGAAATACAATTAGCGCTAGATATGGTAGATAAATACCGTAGGGTCCGATAATGGCAGGGCGCACCGGAGTTCGGCAGCAGCTCTCGGAGTTTATTTCGAACCCACCGATAGCCACGCTTAATCAAGTATTCACTTCTTTCCCAAAGCGCATTAACTATCAAGTCAATTCTCAGCCGGGTCAGTTGTCGCGAGCTGCGGCAGTAGTTTTTATCCAAGCCGAAGATGAGTCACGCATAGCCGTAGGCGGTGCTACGAACGGCTGGAAGCGCGTTGATTACACAGTAATTATTCAGATCTATCAGCACTCGCTGGAGCGCAATAGCGAAAACGCGATGACGGCATTTGATACCCTTGTTGACAATATCAAGGATAGACTACGCAGCGATCACAACTTTGGAGATACTACGGGAACGCTGGTATGGCAAGGAGCCGAACCCCGTATCTCAGCTAGATACGGCGAACCGGCAACTTCGCAAGAAGGCGCTACGGAAACCTACGCTGAGATAGAATTCGTTGTTACCGAGATGATCCAAGCATAAGGAGCATGATGAAATATACATATAGCGGAACAGAAGAACGCGTGTTCCCAACGCTAGGGATCACAGTTAAGCCCGGACAAGAGTTTGACGCGCCTGAGAATTTCAGCGCGGCAGATGTAACTCCTGCTGGCGCGAAAGTAGCACCAAAAGCACCAACAACCCCGTCTGCCGCGTCAGACATGAAAGCAGGAGAGTGATTAAATGACAGTACAGAATTCCGTACGCAGTTATTTAGGTATTGCCAAAGAAGCAACTAAAGGAACTGCTGTAGCACCAACAGACTTTATTCCGGTAATGGTTGATAGCCTAAAGCCGGTTGATCTAATTGATCCACTTTACGATACTGGACTACGCGGATCTATGGTTACTAACTATAACTATATTCCGGGTCGCACAAGATCTACTTTTGATTTTGGCGGTCATGTGTTTGCCGATACTATCGGTTATCCGCTTGCTGGAATTATGGGATCCGTAGCAACAAGCGGCGCAAGCGCACCTTATACTCACACAGTATCTTTGCTCAACGCAAGCGCTACCGGAGCTGACTCACAACCGATCTCTTACACTCTCACTGACTTCTATGCTGCAAATGTTCGCGCATACGCAGGTATTCAATTCCATGACTTCTCTTTGAAGTTTAATGCTGACGGAATGCTCGAATACGAAGCGAAGGGAACAGGTTGGGCTTCGGCTGCGGCTGCTACCCCAACACCTTCTTTCTCCAATATTCTTCCTACTCCGGTATGGCGTGGAGCGGTAACTATTGGTGGATCTACAATTACAAATTCAATTTCCGGGTCACTAGATCTAAAGCGTTCAGTAACTCCGATCTACGGTATTTCTACTACGCAGAACCCTTATCAGATCTTCACCGGACCGCTAGAAGTAACGGGTAAGTTAGAGTTTGTTATGGAAGCGGATACCGAATTAACTCGCTATCTCACCAATACTCAACCTGTTATTGTTCTAAATTGGAACTACGGATCAGGCGCAAGCGAACTACAACTCCAAGCAACCTTATCTAAGGGTGCTTATGTAGCAGCGGTAATTGATCGTGGAGAAGATTTCGTTAAAATTGCGGTAGATGTAAATGCGCAAGCACAAACTACTGATGCTGGATCTTCTGGCGGATTGGCTCCGATTAAGTGGATTCTAAAGAACGCAAAGGCAAGCGGCACTTACGCGTAACAACTAGATCCGAACAGGCGGGGTAGGTTGATAACGATAGCCTTCCCGTTATCCCACCCGCCTGTTCCTTACGCTACGATAGGCGGAAGGCAACTACTAGGAAAGGCAAATAATGTCTAAGCAAATCAAACTTCCTTCGGGAAACACAGTCAAACTCAAAGACCCTAAAGATCTACGCGTAAAAGATCGTAAGCGCGTAATTAAAACTACCGACTCGCAAGAAGGCGATTTATCTAAGGCTATGGCGCTGGGAGAAGCGATTATCGCTATGCTCGTAGAAGAGTGGTCTTTCGATCTGATTATTCCTTCCGTCAAGATTGAGTCTATCGAAGAACTAGAAATGGCAGATTACGATTATCTAATTGAACAGACCAAAGACGCACAGAAAGCGTTGTTCCCTAGCCTAATGGAAAGTGAAGATAACGCCGCAGACCCAAAAGCGATTACCGCCGACTCCAAAGATTAAAGTGGTTGCTCAAAGGCGGTCATAGGATCGCTGAGTTCGATTATCCTGATGAGCAGTGGTTTTATTATCAAATGGCGGAACGCTTCGGCTGGACTCCGGATCAAGTAGATAATTTACCTGCTAACACGGCGGATTGGTTAATGGCTATTGCGGTGACAGTAGAAGAAGTCAAAGCAGAAAGGATAGATCCCAAGTGAGCGGTGCAATAATAGTCAAGAACTTAAAAGATGTTCTAGCTGCTATTGACGGCGCTGGAGATCGCATAGAGCAAGGCGCACAGATAGGCATAGCCCAAGCCGGCTTAGCAATTCAACGCCAAGCACAAATTAATGCAAATACCGGCACACGCCGCCGCGAAGGTAGCCGGATTATTCCGCCTAAGCACATTGGACCTAGCGGATCCGGACCGAATGTAATTACTGGAACGCTCCGGAGATCTATTCGCACATCAGTATCTTTTGGATTTGACTCGTATATTGCGGTAATTGGTCCAACAGTTGAGTATGCGCGAGCAGTTGAATTAGGCTCACCGCGCTGGAAATCCGGCGTAAAATATCCTTACTTAGAACCGGCGGCTATCGCCTTAATCGAGAGCGGTAAGATTAACCGGATCTTTGTCGGCGCTATCAAGTCTAAGTTAGGTAGGGGATAATGGCTACTACGCTGGAAACCCTAGTTGTAAAATTACAGGCTGATGTTGCCGATCTTAAAGGCGGATTAGCGCAAGCACAGACTTCTCTTAAAGGCTTAGACAGTGGCGTAAAAACTGCTAATGAAGGCATGGGTAAGTTCGGATCTAGTCTCAAAAAACTATCCGGAGTAATGGCTGCTACTTTTGGAGCGCAACAACTTATTCAGTTCGGTAAAGATACGGTAATGGCTGCTTCTAATATGGCAGAGTCGTTATCAAAGGTCCGAGTAGTATTCGAAGACGGAGCTGCGGCAGTAGAGACTTGGGCTGCGAGCGCGGCTACCAACATGGGTATTTCTAATCAAGCTGCCTTAGAAGCAGCTGGAACCTACGGCAATTTATTTCAAGCGTTCGGACTCGGACAAGGTGAGTCACAAAAAATGTCTATGTCGCTGGTCCAATTAGCAAGCGATATGGCTTCTTTCAATAACACTAGCATTGATGACGCAATACTTGCCCTGAGATCCGGTCTATCAGGAGAAACCGAACCGCTAAAAAGATTTGGTATTGCCCTATCTGACGCTCGATTGAAAGCGGAAGCCGCTGCTATGGGCTTAGGAACATTTACCGGCACACTTCCACCGGCAATTAAGTCGCAAGCTGCTTATTCGTTGATTATGAAAGATACGACATTGGCGCAAGGCGATTATGCCCGGACCGCAGACGGAACCGCCAACACGATGAAGACTATGCAAGCGCAGTTCGAAGACGCAAAAGTAGCGCTCGGAGAAGCACTCATGCCGGCATTTCGGGGATTATTAGGAGTATTGAAGTTAATTATTCCTATGCTAAAGGCGCTCGGCAACTTCTTCAAGAATAATCAAGATGAAATTAAAGCCTTCGCAATAGCAGTCGGAATTGGATCCGTAGCATGGGGTATCTACACATTAGCGGTTAAGAGAGCTGAGATAGCGCAGAAGTTATTAAATTTAGCGCAAAAGATGAACCCTATTGGCTTGATTGTGATAGCAGTAGGCTTGCTCGCAGTTGGACTTGTAAAGTTATGGAAAAATAGCGAGACATTTCGAAATGTTGTGTTGTCGGTAGCCAAAGCTGCTATCAAGGCTTTTGCTTCTGTAATACCTATGGTCGGTCAAGTCTTCGAAGCAATTATGAAAATCGTAACCGGACCTATGAGATTATTCTTAGGCGTATTGTCCAAGTTGCCCGGAGTCGGTAAGTACGCAAAGTCTGGACTTGACTTTATCAACAAAGGGTTAGACGGGATCTCTGACTTCGCAGATAAAGCAGCCAAGAAAGCCAATGACTTAATTAAAACTCTTGACAATGTCGGTAAGGCTAAAGACAAAGCAGATAAGGCTGGATCTAAAGGTAAAGGCAAAGGTAGAGAAACTGCTGACGGCTTTGTGGATCCTGCTGCGGCACAGAAAGCTGCGGCTGCGGAAGAAACACGATTAAAGAAACTAGAAGAATATAAAGATAAAGTTCAAGATATCTATAAAGATATGAACGAAGTCATAGCCGAAAGCCAAGAGAAAATGGCTGACGCGGCTAAAGATCGAGATGAAGCAATGGCTAACGCGCAAGAACGCTATGCCGATACAGTAGCCGATCTTAATAAATCCTATAACGAAGCATTGGCGAGCGCTCAGGAAACCTATGATGACGCAGTAGGAGACGCTCGAAAGCGCTATACGCTTGCGCTCGCAGATATAGCCAAGGATTACGCTAAGAAAACCGAAGAGATTGAGTTCCGCTTACAAGAACGACTCAACGATATACGAGCAAGAGCTGCCGAGAAGTCTGCGGATCTTCAACAAAAAGCAGCCGATAAGCAAGCAGACATAATCCGTCAATCGGTAGATCGTTTGCGCAGCGCCTTCGCTTCAAGCACCGGCTTCTCGATTGCCGATATGTTCAAGACCGCTAAGAGCGGTGGCGGCTTATTAGACGCTATGAAGAAACAACTTACCGCAGCTCGCAAACTTCAAGAAAACGCGGCTTATTTAGCCGGACAGGGGTATTCGCAGACTTTTATTGAGCAGGTAGTCAAGGCTGGACCCGAAGCCGGAAATGAAATTGTAGAAGGCTTAAAGAACGCGTCACCGGAGCAACAAACCGAAATACGCGACACATTTTTGGCTATGGAAGATATTCAAGAATCCGGACTTGATGTGCTGGCTCGATCTATGAATAAAGGAGCCAACTTAGCCACTTCCGAGCTGCGCCGCGCTTACGATAAAGTAGCAGAAGATCTTAAAGACTCTTTAGCCGAAGTCGATGCGGAACTTAAAGAAAGCCTAGCTGACGCACATACAGAGTATCGCCGCTCTATGTCTGCGGCTATGGCTGAGTCGCTGGAGCGGACCGCCGAAGCCAAGCGTCAATTAGAAGAAGCCTTAGCAAGCGCTGCGGAGACGCTGGAGAAGTCTCGATTAGCTGCCAAGAAGAGACTTGATGAAGGATTAGCCGAAGCGCAAAAAATTTTACAAGACGCATTGGTAAACGCTCAAAAAGCCTACGAAGAAAAAATAGATGAGATTGCTAAGGCTACGGAGAAGAAGTTAGCAGATCTACGGGCTAAATTAGCCGAAATTGCTGACGCTATGCGTAAATTAGGAGAAGCGCAAGCGGCTCTTGACGCTATGCAAAAAGCGCCTACAAATTTTACTTATTCAAAATTGCCGCCCGGAGTAACTTACGATCCTAACAAAAATTTATTCACTGCCGGCGGTAGCGGCGCTGGATCTAGTGGTATTACAACTGACGCGGCAATTAAAAAAGCAACGGCAATAGACGCACTCTACGAAAAAAGCGAAACTTATTATGCTGATAAAGCCGCTAGTCTAGTAGGAACTACGGGCTATACAGGAATGACGGCTGCGCAAATCGAAGCCGAAAGAAGACGCGAGAGTGGCAATATATTCAATACAACAGTAGTAGCTACTAGCAATGCTTCGCCTTCGAGTATTGCTAGTAGCGTAGTAGCAGCGCAAAAGTATGGACAAGCGGTAACAGTAAGTCGGCGCTACGGCAGGGGAGCGGTGGATGATTAATGGTTAGCGTTCTTTATTCCTTCTCTTTCAACGGGCAAGTCTTTGGCGGTGAAGGATCCCCGTATCAAATTCAATCGGTAGAAGGGCTGGAGTCTTTACCGGAGATCCGTAGGCAAGATGATAACCGGGGTTACGCAGACGGCATGTTTTCTGGGCGCGATTTTTTGGGCGGGCGTTCTATATTTATTACATTTTTAACGCTGGGATCCGGAAACAATACGGCGCAAGAAAACTACAACACTATTCAATCGTATCTACTGCCGCAGACTTCCGGCACTACTCCGTTATTTTTTATGCTAGACGGAACTCAACAATATATCAACGCTCGCGTTCGCGGCTTACGCACTACGCTGGACCCGAATTACACTTATGGATACATTGTTTCGCAGGTCGAGTTTTTCTGCCCGGATCCGTCTTACTATAACGCTAACGATCAAACCGCAACCCTTCTATATTCACCGCCTACGGGTCGTATATATAACCGAACTTACAATTTGACCTACGGCGGCGGCAGCTCGGTTATCACCACTACTATCAGCAATACCGGCTGGGCTACGGCTTATCCGACTATTACTATCAATGGACCTATCACCAACCCGCAGATAGGATCCGTAACTTCCGGAGACTCGCTGCTATTTAACGGAACTTATAGCGATACGGACTTTCTTGAAGTAGATCTTTACAATAAGTTAATTACGCTTAACGGCGTATCTGCCCGTAATTTGCTAACATCAGGTACTTGGTTTTCGGCACCACCCGGAAACTCGAACTTCTTCCTTACTGGACTCGCAGGTAGTACGCTAGTCAATGTAACTAAGGCAGTAGTCGAGTGGAATTCGGCTTACATTTAGGAGATTAAATGGCACTACGCACACCACCTTCTTGGTTACAAAACGGATCCCACCCGGCAGAAAACGATCGCTTAACCGCGCAAGCTATCTTTGCGACTACCGGTATTGTTACTAGCGGATCTATGGCGGTAACGCCTAATTCACCGGTAGGTATGAGCGTTCTTGTTGCTAGTGGTTGGGCGGCTATTGTAGGAACAACACAAGCCAACATGGGAACTTACATGGCTTACAACGATGCTACGACTACTTTAACTATTACTACCGCAAATCCTACCAACCCAAGAATAGATCGAGTCGTAGTAACTGTTAATGACGCTTACTATACCGGCGCGACCAACAATGTTGTGTTTTCAGTTGTTGCCGGCACTCCTGCTGGATCTCCTTCCGCTCCGGCAACTCCGGCTAACTCAATATCGTTGGCGACTATTTCCGTAGCAGCTGGAGCGCTATCTATCGGATCCGGAAACATAACCGACACAAGAGTATTAACTACTACCAATTTACCTACCGGAGATATTACGGCAGTTACCGCCGGCTCCGGATTAAGTGGTGGGGGTTCAAGCGGCGGCGTTACTTTAAGCATCGATACTGCGGTAACGGCGGATCTATCTACGGCTCAAACATTTACTAATAAAACATTAACCGATCCTAAAATTAACCTAGCAATTAACGCACAAACCGGAACTACTTACACAACAGTTTTAGCGGATAACAACAAACTTATCACACAAACTAATGGATCTCCGATAACAACAACTATTCCTTTAAATTCATCGGTAGCCTATCCGGTGGGAGCGCAAATTAACATCACACAGTTAGGCGCTGGACAGGTAACGATAGTAGGAGCGGGCGGTGTTACTATTGTATCTACGGGCGCTACCGCAGCCACTCCCAAAACCCGCGCTCAATACTCTATTGCTACGGCAATTCAAACCGCTACCGATAATTGGTTGGTTGTGGGTGATATTGCGTGAGTCGTTTAGCCTTAACCCCTACCAATGTTCCTTCAAGCGCAAGCGACATATCTACGCCTACGCTTCGGGCTGGAGATCTTTATTACAATACAACAACCGGGTTAAAAGTATATTCAGGATCCGCGTGGGTAGTAGTCAGCTCTGCGGCTATCACCGAAATAGACGCTGGAGTGTTTGATAGTATAGCGCCATATAGCGGCGGCAATCCAACAACAACGGCAACGCAAACTTATGACGGGGGTAGTCCATAATGGCGGTAATTACACAAATTCAAGTTAGGCGCGGAACTGCGGCTCAATGGACTTCGGCTAATCCTACTTTGGCGAGTGGCGAGTGGGGATTTGAGAGCGATACCGGTAAAGTCAAAATAGGCAACGGCAGCTCGGCATGGAGCGCTTTAAGTTATGTTGGAACTGGAGAAGTCACTCTTAACGGAACCGAAACTTTAACTAATAAAACTTTAACTGCACCCGTAATTAATCTAGGATTAAACGCGCAAACCGGAACTACTTATACTTTTGTGTTGGCAGACAACGGCAAATTAGTAACCGCTTCTAATGGATCTGCTCAGACTTACACAATTCCGCTTAATTCTTCGGTTGCTTACGCTACCGGTGCGCAAATCAACATTATTCAAATTGGAACCGGTCAAGTAACTATTCAAGGAACCGGCGGTGTTACTGTTGCTTCTACCGGAGCCACCGCAACTGCTCCGAAACTTCGCGCTCAATATTCTTCAGCAACCTTATTAAAGGTCGCAACAGATACTTGGTATGTCGTAGGAGATATCGCCTAATGCCTATTCTTGGAACACTAGCCGGCGGCGGGCTTGTTCCCGGAACGCCTACTATCGGAACTGCTACGGCAGGTAACGCTCAGGCAACAGTACCCTTCACTGCTCCTTCTTGGGTAGGTAAAGGAAGCGGAACTGTTACCTATACTGCTACTTCATCACCAAGCAGCATTACCGGCACATCAACAAGCGGATCTCCAATAACTGTGACCGGTTTGAGCAACGGCACAAGTTACACATTCACAGTCACCGCTACCACAAGTTATGGTGTTACTGGACCGGCGAGCGCAGCTAGCAATTCAGTATCTCCGGCAGCTCCTTCGAGTCGCGGTGTATTTGCTGGCGGTAATACATCATTTACTGTCCAAAGCACAATGGATTACATCAACATAGACTCTACGGGTAATGCAACTTCCTTTGGTTCTTTAACTGTTGCGCGAGATAGCATGCCCGGATTTGGTTCTTCTACTAGGGGTGTTTTTGCGGGCAACTACACTTCCACAATTTACGATTACATTACTTTTGCGACAACCGGTAACGCCACTTCATTTGGAAATATGGCAACAAGTACCGGCGCTCGCGCTTCTTGCAACTCTTCTACACGCGGACTAACGGCAGGTGGATTATTTAGCAACGAAGCAAGAACTACAAATATTGAATATGTGACTATCGCTTCCACCGGAAACGGAACTAGTTTTGGAGAATTAACACAAGGTAGATATAGTTTAGCAAGTGGTTCTTCTTCAACTCGCGGTATGTTCTCAGGTGGTAATTACAACGCATCAGGAGCCGGCGTTGTTACTACTACTGATTATGTGACTATTGCTTCTACCGGCAACGCTACTTCTTTTGGAAGTTTGAATACTGCTACTGACGCATTATCGGGTGCGTCTAACTCAACTCGATTTATTGTTGGCGCTGGTAATTTGGCTTCTACTGCTCTTACTGCGCGTATGGAATATTTTACTATTGCCACTACAGGCAACGCCACAAGTTTCGGCAACCTACAAGCAAATCATAGAAACGGATACGCGGTTGCGAGCGCTACTTATTGGGTAAATGCGAACGGCTTGAATACACAGGGTGGTACTTATCAATTCTCCGCTAGTATGGATTATGTAACTATTGCAACAACTGGCAACGCTAGTAATTTTGGAGATTTAACGCAAGGTCGTTGGGCAGAAGGCGGCGCGTCATCCAATAACGGCGGCGTTCAATAAGGAAGGCGAGATGAGCGAAATAGCATTAAATAAAGTGAGCGAGATAATTAACTTCTCTCCCGAATATACAGGCATGGTGGATCACATTAAATCTATCATGCCCGCAATCCAACGCGATACGCAAAACTTTTACAAATCTTCGTCACAATTCAAATCAGTAACGCTGGATGTTACCGACTTAACTCCTATCTCTAGCATCCGGCATTGTTTGGCGGTTATTGATCAAGTTAAAATGGCTTTAGAAAAAAGCCATGTGGAGCTGCGAAAAAAAGAAGTAGATTTAAAGAAAAAACAAAAAGATCTTGAAAGTATTACAGATCCATTAGATCAAGAAATGTTAGAAATTGAAATAACAGAAATTATTTGCGATACCGATAATATAAAAAACGCAGTAAAAGGAGCAGTTAGAAGATTAAGTTTTTTTGCAACTCAATATCAAGCGTTAATGGAAAAAATAGGCAAAACTTATTTAACCGAAATTGATATTGAACGCGAAGAAAACAAATATCACATTATGACCGCTATGAAACAAGCACTAATCGCAGCTCGATCTCGCGGAGGCATAATAGATGAAGGTAATCATATTTATTTATTTGATATGGGAATTAACGGCGCAGTAGCGCAAAAAGAAATCTCTAATTATTTAGCAGTTGAGCAAGATATAATTAATCAAGGTTTAGAACCTACTCATAGTATGACTGTTAAGTGGTTAGAAGCGTGCGCAGATAAGTTTATAGATTGCGGCGTGGAGTATGCTACAAGCAGGGGATTTATTGCACTTGACGATCAAAGTCTATTAAAGGAGTTAGTATGAAATTAGCGGTAGCATATACTTTAACAGAAGGCCATGTGCCTAATTATATTTTAGACGGCGGATATTACGAAGACTCAAACGGAAATCTTATTGGCGTTACTATTGATAATCCTACTTTGCCTGACAATATAACAATATTTGAAACTATCGAAGAATTAACTGCTTACCTAGACTCATACAAATTGCTATGGCAACAACCTTCTAATCCGACTTGGATTGGCTATCAACCTGATACACCAACACAAGCGGCAGAGTTTATTTGGCAGAAACTAACTTTGTGATAAATGACAACTACTTACCGGTATTTGTTTGCCGATCTTCTTACTAACGACATTCTTGCCGAGCTGCCGATAACGGGAGTAGCCTTTACTCAGCAACTTAATCAGGCTGGAACTTTTACGGGTCACCTTTTAATCTCTGGACTTGATACCGAAAAGTTTAATGTTCTACCGGCTACGATTCCGGGTCGCACCGCGTTATACATAGATCGCAACGGATCCTTAGTGTGGGGTGGGGTAATTTGGGGGCGCGAATACAATAGCGCTGAGCAGATTATTACCCTGACCGGGCGTGAGTTTGAGTCCTACTTTGAGCGCCGGCGCATAACTACTACTCTTTCCTATGCCAATACAGATCAACTTGTGATTGCTCGCGGGTTAATAAACGCTGCGCAAGCTGCTGGATCCGGAGACATAGGCGTAATAGTCGGAGCTGAGACTTCGGGTGTGCTGATAGATCGAGTTTATTATGACTATGAGTTAAAGCAGGTTTATGGCGCTATTCAAGATCTATCGCGGCAGGAAAACGGCTTCGACTTCAATATAAAGGTTGAGTATGACGCTATTACCGATGAGCCTATCAAAACTCTTGTGCTGGGATATCCACGCACCGGAGTAGTTTATTCAAGCAGCTCTAATTCCGCACCGGTTTTCGAGTTCCCGGCGGGTAATGTGGTGGAGTATGTCTATCCGGAAGACGGAGCCATAGCCGCCAATACTATTTATGCGTTAGGCGCTGGATCTAACGAAGGCAAGCAGAGTTCTACCGCGCAAAATACTACGCTCTTAGGAGAAGGTTGGCCCTTACTAGAAGATCAGGCTAACTACTCAGATGTAACAGATCAAACAGTTCTTGACGAATTAGCAATAGGTCAAGCCAACGCAGTTGCTTATCCGCCTACTACGATCCGCCTAGTAGTTCCGGCGTTTGAGAACCCGGAGTTTGGGAGTTACGCAATAGGCGATGATTGCCGCCTACGGATCCTAGATAACCGGTTCCCGGAAGGGCTGGACTCTATCTATCGAATAGTAGGCTTATCGGTAGAACCCGGAGAAGACGGACCGGAACGGGTAACGCTGACCTTAACGGAGACTACTAACTAATGGCTTATATCAATCAACCGCCTGATATCCGGCAGCTCTTTGCAGTTCTTGATGACCGCTTACGCAAACTAGAAACGGCAGTTCGCTTCACGGCTCCTAGTGTGTCGAGCGAGCCTACTCATCCGCGAGAAGCAGACATAATCTACAACAATACCAATGATTACATGGAGTATTGGAACGGATCTGCTTGGGTGGTCTTTGGAGATAATAACTTTGGAGTACCAAAAGTCACTTTCACTAGCACATGGACCGGAACAGGATTGACTTTTACTGGATCTCCTTCTACGGCTTATTACTCGCGCGTAGGCAAAATGATTTTTTTTAATATTAAAATATCTTGCGCTACCGTAACTAATTTTGGAACCGGTAATTATTCTTTAACGCTGCCGGCTGGACTTACGCCTAATGTAAATGCCATAGTCACCGGCGGATTACATCATATTGCTTCCGGAGACCATTATTTGCTTTATGGAGATATTCAATCAGGATCGAGTACTTTAGAATTATATTATCCTAAAAGCAATGGCACTATGGAGCGTATGGATCACGATAGCCCGCATACATTACAGGTTGCTGATTTTTTTTATTTTAACGGCATGTATTTCTTATCGTAAGGTAATCTTCTCGCATGGATATTCAACAATGGGCGGCGCTCGCAGTCGCAATAATGAGTCTAATAGGCGGTTTCGCAGCTCTTGTAAGGTGGCTAGTTAAGCATTATCTAGTTGAGTTAAAGCCCAACGGCGGCAGCTCGCTTCGTGATGAGCAAACTAGGCAAGGCGAAACAATTAAGCGGCTGGAATTGCGTATAGATGAGATCTATGCTTTGCTATTATCTACAAAGAAAGGTCGCAAATGACGGCGTTAGTGATTGATGTTGCTGCCTTCGAAGTAGGCTATCAAGAAGGCGCAAACAACGATACTAAGTACGGCGCGTGGTATGGACTCAATAATAACCCTTGGTGCGCTATGTTTGTATCTTGGTGTTTTGATAAGGCTGGACTCTTAGAGCATGTAGCAGCAAGCGGCAAAAAAGGATTTGCTAGCTGCGATGCTGGATTGAAGTGGTTTGCTAAAAAAGGCAAATTAGTTCCGGTGGGAGATGCTAGACCGGGAGATATAGCCTTCTTTCAATTTGATGATGACGCTCAGCCGGATCATGTCGGCATAGTCATCAAGAACAATAAAAAACTCAAAAGGCTGGTCTGTATTGAAGGCAATACCGGAAGCGGTAACGCTGGATCTCAGTCCAACGGAGACGGCGTTTATGAGCGTAAGCGCAGTTATTCTCTAATCATGGCGGTAGCCCGCCCGATAAAGGAGCAAGCATGAATAAAGATCTAATTAAGTCAGCACTACGGCACTTTGTATTGGTAGCAATCGCGGTTTATCAGGTCACCGGTGGGGATACTAAAGCCTTTCTCTATGCTTTAGTAGCAGCCATAGTTGGTCCGGCTATTCGTGGAGTCGATAAGAGCGATCCGGCTTTTGGGCGTATCGCAGATTTTGTAACACTCGAATTAGACAAGTTAGCCAAAGCAGACAAAAAGAAAAAGACAAAGTAGAGTTAGACCCTGCTACGGCAGGGTTTATCTTTAGGGGGCGGCATGGGTCTATCTGAGTCAATAAAAAAGTTTGATTTCGGATCGAGTGACGCTTGCCCTTTTCAAACATTACTGAATAAATTAAGCAAAGAAGATCAAGCAGTTATCGACAATGCTTTCGAACGGGGAGTATCCGGCTACGCAATATGCAAGGCGCTTAGATCCGAAGGTTATCGTATAGCCGAAGTCTCTATTTATGATCATAGAAAGAAAATATGTCGATGCTTCAAGAAATCTTAAACGATAGAGAAGATCAATACGGCAGCGCGGCAGTTAATTTTGCTCAGGCTGGTCGCGGCTGGGGCGCTATTTTAGGTATAGACGATATCCCGGCATATAAAGTTGCGTTAATGCTGGATTTCTTCAAAAGTATTCGCTGCGTAGCCAACCCTGCTCACGAAGATAGTTGGTTAGATAAACTGGGCTATACCCGTCATGGCATGGATATAGCGTTATCTGATGAGCCTTGAAAAACGACTTAACGATATGCCGGAAGGCATTGACTCTGAGAATGTCGCAGAGCTGCGCCAAGCCTTACTCCGGCTACAAAAGCAATTAAAGAGATCTAAAGAGCGCACCGAAGATCTAGTAGAAATTACTCAGCAAGCTGCGTATGACGCGATGCTGACTATGGGCAAGATCCTACCGGTACCGGAAGTCGTACCGGATAAAAGAAAAACAAAAGCCGAAGCAGCTCTATGGCACATGACGGATTGGCAGGGAGCCAAGCGCACCGTATCTTACAACTCAGAAATCATGCGCAAAAGAGTTATGGAGTTTGCGGCGAAAGCAGTTCGTATTACTGATATTCAGCGAGCAGATCACCCGGTAAAAACTTGTCACATTTTATTTGGTGGAGATATGGTAGAAGGCTTATTTAATTTTCCTACGCAAGCGTTCGAAGTCGATGCGACATTATTTGAGCAGTATGTCCAAGTCTCCCGGTTATGCGTAGATGTGGTCCGGTTTGCGCTCGCTAACTATGAGCAAGTCACAGTAATCCCGGAGTGGGGTAATCATGGGCGTATAGGATCTAAGCGAGACAATGTGCCGAGATCCGACAACTTTGACCGGATGTGCTATGAGTTAGCGCGGCAGCTCTTGGCTGGAGAAAAGCGATTAACTTGGCTGGACTGCCCGGAAGATGTTCAACGCGTAGAAATAGGAGCCTATCGAGCGCTTCTTATTCACGGAGACGAAGTAGGTAGAAATGGATTTGCTTCACCGGGCGCAATAGTCCAACACATGAACCGGTGGAGATCCGGTTCGTATCCTTGGGAGTTCCGGGATGTGTATGTTGGGCATTACCATACTCACGCTGAGTGGCCTATGGCTAACGGCTTAGGATCTGTTTACCAAACCGGCTCAACAGAGTCAGATAATCGCTATGCCGGCGTAATGCTAGCTGCGAGCGCTACCCCGTCTCAACGATTACACTTCGTAGATCCCATTAAAGGCAGGGTAACGGCGGTGTATAAAGTATGGTTAGACTAGATAGGCTACTTACTCAAAATAGCGAGCTGCGCCCTGACGGGATCTATAATTGGTCTATTCCGGCGCTCGCCGCTAAGTTATCCAACGGGAAAAATATAAAGACTTGCCCTAACGCTGGAGCGTGTGCCAATGTCTGCTACGCCCGAAACGGCACTTACAACTTTAGTAATGTAAAAGCGCGGCATACCGCTAACTTAGAGTATGTAATTGATGATCCGCAGGGCTGGTTTGCGCAGATGCTAGAAGAAGTCAATCACCCGCGTATGCGCGGTAAGTATGTCCGGATCCACGACTCAGGGGATTTTTTTTCGGAAGACTACTTGCGCTTATGGCTAAAGATAGCTCTCTTGACTCCGGATGTAACTTTCTATTGCTACACTAAGGAAGTCTCAATGTTCAAGCGCATAGTTGAATACGATTGCCCCAAGAACTTCCGCTATCTCTACTCGCTAGGCGGCAGGGAAGATTACTTAATTGATCTCGAACTGGACCGGCATGCCGATGTGTTTCCCGATGACGCAGCAATACTGGAAGCCGGTTACTCTAATCAAGATGCTTCGGATCTATTGGCAATAACCTTGACTTCTAACAAGATAGGCATACCGCAAAACAACATTCCGCAGTTTCGAAAGCGGTTGGCTGGTCGGACTTTTGGACAAGTTCAAAAGGAACGCTAGATCAGCTCGCTTGCGTCAATGGAGTCATCAGCGCTATACGGATGTTCCTGAGCGCATTTCCCGCATTGTAAGCACATTAATCTTCTTCTTCGTCAAATTCAAAGTCGGAGTCGCGTATGTCGATGCCGGCTTCTTTAGCGGTGTGGAGCGCACCTGCCATAAGCATCATCGCTCGATTACACATATCCGTTAATTGATCCGGGTAAGTCGGATCCGCAGAGATCTCTATTTGTAAATTGTAAAGAACAAGCCAAACTCTTGCTTGATGTGATTTTGACTCAGGCATATTTACCCCCAACCGGTTTCTAAAGGTTACCAAAAGTTACTTCGCGACTCGCCAAGCGAAATCCGGCAAAACCGTAATGTATCAGCGACAATAGACGCGCTGGGGCAGATCGCCCCTTATAGGAAGGAATAAATTATGGCTAAGTTCGATTTAGACTCGTACGAAACCGTAGAAAGCCGCTTGGCTCGATTTTGGAAAGATCACCCAAAGGGCAGGGTTTTGACGGATCTAGTATTTCATGATGAGCGCAGGTTCATTGTCAAGGCAGAGATTTTTTTTGATAGAGATGATTTAAGCCCGGTGTCTTCCGGTTATGCCGAAGAGATCGTAGGAGCGTCTCCCGTCAATAGGGTCAGCGCCCTAGAAAATGGAGAGACTTCCGCAATAGGGCGCGCGTTAGCCAACTGCAATTACGCGTCTCAGGGTAAGCGCCCTAGCCGCGAAGAAATGGAAAAGGTCGAGCGCTATAACGCCGAACCCCGTAAAGCAGTTGCGCCGAAGAAGACCGAAGTAAAAGAATACTCTCAGGCAGACAAAGATCTCGCAGCAGCTCTGATTGTAAGCGTGGAAGCAGTTAAAGACATTGAAGAATTAAAAAAGATTTGGGCAGAAAACCCGGATCTACGCGATATTCAAATTGATAACACAACTCTAAAAGACGCAGTCACCAACAAGAAAAAAGAACTTGAAGCAATATGAGATCGCTGGACCGAAATACAGTTATTTTATCCGCGAAGGCTCAACGCACTTCGCGAGCTGCGGGGGAAAAAGTATTACCCCGAACTGGATCTTTACGCCGAAAGGTGTATGAGTATCTAGTAACACAAGGATTTCGTGGGGCAACGGATCAAGAAATTGAAACGGCGCTAGGAATAGACGGCAATACTGTCCGACCTACTCGCGGAACTTTATTCAAAGACGGCTACATTATCGATAGCGGAACTACCCGAAATAACGCTAACGGAAACTCTTGTATTGTATGGCGCGTGGCTCAGGAAGGAATGCTCTTATGAGTAAGCAAAAAAAGTTTGAACCGCCTATGGGCTGGATTGTAGGCGTTAATCATCAGCAGGTAGCGATAACTCGATTAGCCCAAGAGTTAAAGATGAGTCCGATAGAAGTAGGGCAAGCGCTGGAGCGCGCCGGTTATTTTCTTCAACCGGACATTATGGATCTAGCTGCGGACTCATGGAAAGTATTGCGGATCGAGTTGGATAAAGCGAGCAATAACACTTTGTTGAAAATAGTGAAGAAAGAAGGCGCTGATGAGTGAAACAATAGTCACGCCACAGATGATTGAGAAGCGGCTAAAGGATCTATCGAAAGAAGTAGATATTTCGCATAGAGATCTAGCAGACGCAGAGAAGTTCTACTATGAGACAAAAGCACAATACGAGTTAGCGCTCGCTCATGCTCGATTATCGGTGGCTACTAACAAGGAAGCAAAATACACAGTAAGCGATAAAGCGGATCTAGCCTTAATTTCTACCGAGAAATTACATTTACAAATGGCTACTGCGGAAGCGGTGGTTCGCGCAGCTCGCGCAAACTCAAATCGCATACGGACTCAGGTAGATATTGCCCGGTCCATAGGCACAAGCGTCAGAACAAGTATGGAAATAGTTTGATGATTAAAGTCCGTAATCCCTTTTATCGAACACAATCATCAATTACTTGCGTATCTTGCTTTCATTGCGCCAAAGTGTTTGAAATACACATTAAAAATATACGAGCAATTAATTATTGCGGGGAGTGCAAATGATAGATCTACAAGAATTACTAACTAAATCGCTGGTAGCACACGATAGCCAACGGGATCGCAGTAAGCAGGTTGAGATAGGTCCAAGTTCGTTAGGCGGTTGCCGCCGGCGTGTTTATCATGAGTTAATAGAAACACCGCACACTAATCAAACCGAGAAGTTAGCGGCGATCTTAGGCACTTTTATTCACTCCGGTATCGAAAGCGTTATGGAACGCGAAGATCCCTTCGGAGATAACTACCTACGCGAAATAGAAGTAACCTACGGCGGTATGAAGGGTCATGTTGATCTTTATATCAAGAGCGAAGGCGCGGTTATTGACTGGAAGACAAAGAAGAAAGCCGGCTTGCGGTATTTCCCTAGTCACTCGGAGATATGGCAGGTTCAGACTTACGGCTATCTATTAGACGCTAACGGCTATGAAGTAAAAACAGTATCGCTGGTCGCTATTCCGCGTGACGGCGAAATGGCAGACATCAAGGTTCATACCGAAGACTATAACCCGGAAGTAGCGAAAGCAGCTCTATCTTGGTTACAGGAACTTAAAGATATTGTGGCGGGCGCTGGACCTGCTCCGGATCCGGAAGAGAAAGTAGTATTCTGTTCTAAGTATTGCTCCTTCTATGATCCGAGCGGAGAAATAGGGTGTCCGAGTACCGCGAAGTAAATTGGGAAGCGGCTGAGTGCCGCGACCTATATACCGATCTTTTCTATTCAGTAGAAGAAGAACGGAACGCAAGTGCGTATAACAATATCAACGCCTTGCGCTCGGTGTGTTCCCGGTGTCCGATATGGAAGGCTTGCTTAACTTATGCGTTTGAGAACGAAAGTTACGGCGTATGGGGCGGATTAACTTCCGTAGAACGGCAAGCCTTCCGACACCCGGAGAAATATCCGCAGCAACGGCAGCGAGCGCTAAAGGCTCTTGTTGAAACAGGAATTACATTGACTCAGATTAGGGAGTGTCTATGAGTATTCGGCTTATGTCGGATGTGTGGAAGGCGGATCTCCCTACTACCGAGAAAATGGTTTTGTTGGTTATAGCCGATCACGCCAACGATGAAGGAACGGAAGCATGGCCTAGTCAAGCCACCATAGCCAAGAAGGCTTCTATAAGTGTGCGCACAGTTCAAAGAGCGGTCAATTCGCTGGTCCGCGCTGGATACTTGCGTATGGAAAAACATGCTGGGGGATCCGCAAGCTGCCGCGATGATCGCAGACCGCACCGATACACAATTAACTTAAGAAGACTACGGGGCGGCAATACGACTACCCGTAATCTACGACACGACTTAGAAGACGATAACGACACGACTTCTACGCCCGTCACGGAGCGACTTTCACGCCCTAAGAAACATCCTTTAGATCCACCCAAAGAAACACCCGGTTTTGTTGATTTCTGGACTATTTACCCAAAGAAGGTAGCAAAGAAGGCTGCGCTCCAAGCATACGAGAAGGCAATCAAAGAAACCGATCCGGCGGTTATCTTGGCTGGAGCGCGGCGGTATGCGCAAGATCCTAACCGCCACCCGTCATATACGGCTAATGCGGCTACTTGGCTCAATGCCGAACGCTGGTTAGACGAACCGCTACCGGACCGAGAGTTATCTATTGAAGAAAAGCGTGAGATCGAGCGGAAAGAAAGCGAGCGCCGGCGGCAGCTGGAGCGAGAAGCCTATGATAAGTGGCAAGCCGAACTACTAGAAGCGCAAAGTAAGGCTACGCCTATGCCCGAAAACTTCAAAGAAGAGCTGAGAAAACTGTTGCGTAAGTAATTTATACCCTATAATTATGCGTAATGATTACGCTTGGGGGTGAAATGAGCAAAATAGTATCGTTATCTCCGGATAAATTACAATGCGGGGATCAACTTATACTTAAAAATCACTTATGGCAAGTAGCGTGTATTTCCGGTCCGGATCGTATCGGAACTTACGATGTGTCTCTTGTTGATAACTATGGAAATAAAACACAAGAGATAATTGTCGAACCCGTTACACTGCTTATGTGATTTCTTTTTTTGTTGGCGGTCAGCCGATCTCTCAGGGATCGATGAAAGTCATGAACGGGCGCGTGATACATAGCGCTGGATCTGCGCTCGCAGCTTGGAGATCTGCTATTGCCTTAGAAGCCAAGCGCGCTGGAGCCAAGCCTTGTATAAATCCTATCGGCATGGAACTTATTTTTGTATTTCAAAAACCTAAAACTGTAACGCGATCTTATCCGAGTGTTCCGCCGGATCTCGACAAACTTATTCGCGCAGCTCTCGATGCTTTAACTGCTATTGCGTATCGCGATGACGCACAAGTAACAGAGATCCGCGCAGCAAAATGTTACGGAGATTATCCCGGAGTTCAAATAACTTTTTCAGAAATAAAATAAAAAAACTTCAACTAAATCCTAGACTTTTTATTATATTCAACTAGACTTGTCTTATTGCGATTGGGGAAGGCTCCGATCCGATAACGGAAGGCAAGGCAATGAAGGCAAAAAACGATAAGAAATCAATGGCTTTTCGCTTGGAGCAACAAGCAGCGGAACGCAAGTTAATCGCAGCTCTGATCGAGTCATGCCGAGTGCAAGGCAAGTCTCTAAAGATTGAGAGCCGATAATGAAGCACACACCTAAATTTATCAACGATACGCACCGCACCCGTTGGATCTTTGGCAAATGTAAAGGTTGCTTAATGATTTGCGAACGGGCATTTTGTATTGACGATTATGAGTTTATGTATGACTGCCAATGTGGCGAAAAGTTCGACAAAATTGTTCGCGTTGAAGTGCGGGAGATCTGATATGCCAAAACTAGGTAAGCGCGGTCATTTACTTATGACCCAAGAGATCCGCAAGCAGATCCCACAATTACAGAACGCAGAT